GGCGCGTGGTCAAGCGGGCGATCCATCCGCGAGTCACCGTCACTATCGACGAAGAGAAATTCCGCAAGGGTATCCCGCTCGAGTTCCAGAATGACCAGGAAAAGATCGCAGCATACATGACGTCCGTGGTCAGCGAGATCGAGAGCAAGGTTAACGGGTTGAAGCCCGAGGACGCCCTGATCGTCTTCGACACTATCGGTATCGAGGTGGTTGACCACGGCAACACCAATCTCAGTAATGAGTGGGAGGCGCTGCAAGGCTTTGCCAACAGCAAGCTGGCGACCGGCACCAAGACCATGCCGACGATTCTCGGCCACGGCAGCGCCAGCGCCAACATCGCTTCCGCTGAGGCTCTGCTGTACATGAAGACTGCGGATGGGCTGGTCCGCAAGAAACTCAACGAGCTTTACAGCCGCATCTTCACCTTGGCTGTACGCTTGTACGGTATCGACTGCTACGTCGAATTCGCTTACGAAGACATCGACCTGCGCCCGAAGAACGAAGTCGAGGCATTCAAGGCGATGAAGCAGAGCCGGGTGCTCGAACTCCTCAGCCTTGGCTTCATGTCTGACGAGGAGGCGTCAATCATGCTGACTGGCAAGCTGCCATCGGCCAACGCTCCGCAGCTTTCCGGTACGGGGTTCCGCGCCAATACCTCCGTCAGCCCGGCAGGCAGCGGCTACAACGGCGCGACGAACAGCGGCAGCACGACCAACCAGAACCTGAACCCGGACACGCCGACCGGGGGCGCTCGCGGCGGCAACAAGAAAGCCGAGACTGGCGGTGAGGACGGCAGAAATCTGCGGGTTGTCTAAATGGGCAAGTTGAACCTGATGATCAAGGGTGGCATGTTGTACGCCAACAAGAAAATTTTCTGTAATTGCGGAGGTGGAAGTGGAGGCAAGAATATACCAGTTGGACGATATGAGGTTGAGGAGCGGTATGCCCACGCCCACGGGGATGTTCTCGCCTTTGCACGCGGCCTTGGTTGGATCGGCCATTTGCCTGGGTGCGACGTTGTCATTGGTAGAGATGATGGCCGGGGTGGGGTTGTTCCATCAGAAGCTGTGGCTGGAAGACTGCTCTCGATGATGGAAGTAGCCGAAGATAACGGAGACTTGGTAATACTGGAGGTTGTGACGTGAATATGCTGCCTGATTGGAAAGACGTTTTCAAACGTGCGTGGAGTGTCAAGGGGCTTACCCTTCTGACCTTGTTCGGTGCGGCGCAATCTGCGTTTGCTGTTATTGGGGAACCCCTTGTCGGGCCGGTGTGGGCTGGTGCGATCACCTCCCTGCTGGCGGCGGTGATCATCGTGCTGCGCCTGCTGGCGCAGAAGGAAGCGGCTGAAATCGTTGGAGTTGAAGATGGTGCAGACGACAGAACCCAGTGGTAAAACAAAGCGGGTAGCCGCTGCCGCCGCCATCGCCACGGCGCTTGCTGTTCCAGCCGAGGGGTTGAGACAGTGGGCGTACTACGACCCTCCTGGGATTCTTACTGTGTGCTACGGTCACACAGGCGGCGTCGAGAAGGGTCGCAAATATTCCCTTGATGAGTGCAAGGGGCTGCTGACCGAGGACATGATGAAGGCAGTGACGGCTGTTGAGAATTGCCGACCGGGGCTTCCCGTCGAGGTACTGGCTGCATTCTCGGATGCGGTGTACAACATGGGGCCGACCATTGCCTGTAACGATTCAGCCAGCTATGCCGCCCGCTACCTGCGTGCAGGAAAGTTGGAGCAGGCATGTAACGAACTGCCAAAGTGGAACAAGGCGCGTGTTGGTGGTGTGCTGGTTCCCCTGCCGGGTTTGACTACGAGGCGTGGTAATGAGCGCAACCTGTGCTTGCAGGGGGTTTCATGAACGGCGTCAGGGCTTTTCTGCGTAACATGGCCGCTTTGGCTGATGCGCGGCGAGTGCAGTACATGCGCTGCAAGATGTCATTTGATCCTTGCAGGTTGCAGCCCGGGTGCGAAAACAACTGCGTTAAGGGCACGAAAGGCTGCGTTGAACCTCATGAACCTCAGCACGATTTGGAGGCAAAGTGTTCGGACTAAGCCCGCAAATCCTTGGTGCTATCCTGCTCGCGGTCGGGTTGTTTACCTCTGGCTGGACGGTAGAACACTGGCGCATGAGAGGAAAAGTTGCCGACTTGAAGCGAGAGTATGCGGAACAGGCCGTAAAAGCTGAAGCGGAAGCGGCAAAACGACTGAAGGATGCCCAAATACTTGGTGATGCTCTTGTAGAGCGGGTGGCAAGAGAGGAAAATAAACGTATCGAAGTTGAGGATCAAAATCATGCCCTACTTTCTCGTCTCACTACTGGCCGGCGCTGCCTTGACGCTGCTGCTGTTCGGGTGCTCAACAACCGCAACGGCGCCGCCCCTGGCGGAGTGCCCGAAACCCCCGGCCAGCCTGCTGGCGCCGATGCCCAATTTGCCACCGATACCGATGTCGGGAAATGGGCTGCGACCGCCCTCCGATACTACGACGACTGCCGATCCCGGATTGACGCGCTAAGGGAGTTTCATCGTGGTCAGTGAAGCCTTCCGCCGCCTTCTTGAACACTTCCCGGAACACGCGCACGCGCTTCCTTTCGTGGTTGCGGCTACCAGATTTGACGACGAGGGGCCATCGTTTCGGCTTGACACGAAAACCCTGCTCACGGCGCTGATTATTGCTGTGATCACCGGGGTGGCTACAGCAGCCTGGGCGACATATTCAACGGCTAAAGAACTCACCGTGCAGTTTTCTTATTTGTCACGACAGATTGCCGAGACGCAAGCCAAAGTGGATCAGCACAGTTCGAGCGCAATAGCAAACCAGCTAGCCCTTTCCGAGCGTATGGCAAGGGTTGAAACCATGATCGGGGTGCAAGGTAACAGAAAATGATCTCTCGCATGGTGTTCTTCCCTGAGAATGTTGCCTTGTTCCTCTGGTCCGCCATGACTCTGTTGGTTGTACTTGTTGTGGCTTTTGGCCTGTTCATGCTTCTGGTTCGTTTTGTTGAGGGAAGATGCTATGAAAAACCTCCTGTTGATGCGGTTGCACCGTCCGATACCTGCAATCGTGTGGATTGCAATCAGCGTGTGGGGGTTGGCATGCCACGTCGTAACAAGCGTCTTTTTTTAGGGCCTTCGGATGAAAACAGCCCGTCAACTCGGAATGATCGCCACAAGCAGAAGCTGGAGAAGGTTCTGGCTTGAGTGGCGCAGAAGTAAGTACAAGTTTTTGGAGAACTAAGAAATGGCCCTTGACGCAACTAAATGGCAATACCGGACTGACAAGTCCATCCGGTATATCGGCCCTGCCCACGGCGCTGCCGGAGCGAACTACGTCTCCGTCTACGAGCTACACCGCTGGCTGCAAGACTTGGCCGACGACGCCTCGTCTGCGAACGACGACTACCTCGACATCACGATCCCGAACCCGTCGGACAAGAAGTTCACGACCATCATCGAACTCTTGAATACGACGAAGCTGGATGACGCCTACACGACGCCGGCTTCCGAGTACATTTTCGGTGGCTCGATTATCCAGACCGTCTCCGGTCAGGAAGAAATCTACGACGGTATATCTGTCGTGGCGAACCGTGGCGTCGTCGTCAACGTCATTCAGAACGGCGCGGTGCTGACCAATAAGTTTTGGAATAACACGCCGAACGGCGAGACTTTTGCAGGCCTGAATGCAGACCCGGCCAACGGCGTGGCAATGCGTTTCATGGTCAAGGTCAAGTCTGCCGGGGCCATGATCGACAACGGCGCTCTGCTGTTCACGACCCGCGAGTGGGGCAAGACCTTCTCCGAGTTCCGTATTCCGTCGACGGGCCGAGGCGTCAACGTCGTCCCGCTGACCTACGCCGACGACCTCAACAACACCACCGCATCGGGCACCGTTGCGACCTGGACGACAGTTGCCAACCTGACATCTGGTTGGAACGCCATCGACGTCAACCAGGACGCCACCAACGAGTATTACTATTCCAAGTGGAACCGCGACACCTACACCATCAACCAGTTCTACGAGCGTATGAAGTACGCCTCGCGGAATGGAGAAACCACGGCGCTCTACGGCATTCCGGGTGAAATGTTCCGTGGCATCACCCACGCCATCGACATCGGCACGCCGTCTGGCGGCACCTTTGCAGAAGGCGGCGCGACCAACCTCTCGTGGGGTTCCGGCGCGACGGCAGGCACGGCCAAGATTCTTGCCAACGACACCACCAACCATGTTCTGTACGTACAGCTTCTGACCGGCGTTGTACCGGGCAACGCGGTGACAGTGACGCAGGGTGCGGTGACGGCGACGACGGCAGGTTCCAACGCAGTTGTCGAGAAGCCTGTGTCGGCCCCGTTCTGCGGCGCATCGACCGGCTCCTCCCTTGTCGGCGCCTACGGCTTCGCACTCGAATACGCCGACCTTGCGGTGAATGACAAGATCACGGCGCTTGACGGAACGACCCGCCAGCCGCCGAACAACGTCACTTTTACGGTCAACGGCGTCCAGTCGGGGTGGTATGTGATGGTCGCGCCTTACGACGCGGGCAACATCGACTACAACCAGCTCACGCTGAACGGCACCTTGTCGGGCGCGGCGGTGACGAGCGTTGTGGTGAATGAGGCCATTCCGGCCAACACGCCGTCGACCGGGACGATCCGTATCAAGCGGGCCAACGGCACCTACACGCGCCATCCGTACAGCGCGGTCAATACCGGCACCAAGACCTTCACCATCACGTCGCACAATTTCTCGACCAACAACGCGACGACGGGTACGGATGTGTTTATCTCGTACATCGACCAGGCGGCGTCCGGGACATCGATCTCCTTCAACACGGTGCAGACGAGCAACCAGACCTTGTACGTCGAGGCGAGGTTTGGTGGGACCGGCCCGAACTACACGGATTCGATCAAGCCGGCGAAAACGTCCGGCGTGCTTGCGTCGTCGGGCGGTAGCGCCACCGTCAGTTCGGTCTCTGATGCCTAATCAATGACTGCCTACACCCTTGCGGCTAACGCAACGCTTCGTGATGTCGGTACTGCCGGCATCTGGGGCGTTGCCACTGCTCGTTCAGGCGGCGACACGGTCGATACCAACGGGTTCAATCTGACGATTGACCAGGACAGCCGCTATGGCTTTGGTGGAACCACCTCGACGACGTGGGGGAGCCTGACGGTAAACGCCTCCAAGGGCGGCAACATTACCATCGACTCCAGATACGTCAGGCTGATACCGTTCAATACAGGGTCGGGGACCATTACAGCGGGGGCGCAGATCACCTGCGGGTCAGCGACAGGGTACGTCATTGGGCTGTACTCAAGCCTTACGTCAGCCCCAGTATTGACCGGGGTTGCTACTGGCTACCTGAAAGTGACGGGCTGGAACGGTACGGCCTTCCCGACGTCCGGGTCTTATACTCAGGCCGGCTACACCTTCACCATCACCGGGGCGGATGTTGCCGGCTGGATCGAGCATGTAGGCGACGAAGCCGCCACGGTAAACGCTAACCGCCTTGGGACGGTATCACTCCTTGGGACATGGTACGAATTCCTTGGCACGACAACGACGGGAACGCGCACGTCGAGTTACCAAATTCCGACCAACGGGTCTTTGACCTATGTTGCTGGGGTCTGGGTGCAGTCTGCCAGCGTTACTGTGACAGCCGCTACGTATTCTGGCGGGTACATCACGTACACCGCAGCAGGTCACGGGTTCGGCATTGGGCAGGATGTAACGGTTACAGGGGCCAGCCCTTCCGGGTTCAATGCGACCGACGCTACGGTTACTGCAAAGACAGCCGATACATTCACTGTGGCAGCCGCCGATCCCGGCAGTGCCTGGTCGTCTGGGGGCAGCGCCTACGTTTACGAGTTCTACCCGAACGCAGGATCGCGCTCCGCCTTGGTTGCCCAGATTCAGACCGACGCCGTTAGAGGTAAGTGGTGCTGGATCACGACGGGGGGCCTTGTTTACTTCGGGTATGACGGAACCAACTCGACAGGCGGATATATTGTCCCCTCCGGGCGCAAGTTGCGGGTCCCTAACCTCTTCCTTCAGAACTGCACGACGGCGGCACGTACTGCCAACGCACTACCAAACGCCACACTGGCGACTAGGTATGACTTCACGTCGACGGGTGGCGGCGCCGTAGTGATGAACAAGGTGTCGTGCGCCTGGTACATCTCTCTGGCGCAGGCGTACTCCATCAGCTTGAAGTATGTCTCTACCTTCGAGTCCATGACGATTTCGGAGACTGCTACCGCGCTGACCATGTGGGATGTGGGGGTAGGGCAGACAGGCACGGCAAATACGCAGGTCGCGCGAAACTTTTCTCTGATGTTTGCCGGAGGCACGATCAGGAACTGTACCTCTTCGAGAATTGCTCAGGCGGCTTCCGGGGCGTATGTCGAGGTGTGGGCCGACATGACCGGGTTTACTGTGACTAGGCATAAGTCGCTTTCCCTGACTAAGGCTGCGAACGCGACGACCGGCGCCATCTCCATGACGCGACTGATTAATTGCACGTTCGAGGATTGTGCAACGATTGGTGCTGGTCGATACCTGCTAATCGGTTGCAACGGGGTCACGTTCACCAATACGACCTACGCAGACAACCTCGCCACGACGACGAGTTCGACCATCCCCATGTTCGTGTGGGACCTGCTGACGGCGGCGTCTTACAACATGAAGTTCGACGGCCTTTCGTGGGGCGGTCTCGACCTTGTGCAACCGTACTCCGGGGTGCTGCAAATTGGAGTTGCCGGGTGCCAGAACATCAAACTGAGAAACCTTGGCACGGCATCTGCCCCGCTGGACATGGGCAGCAGTTACGTATCGGGAACATGGACACGCGCTACAACGACCACGACGGTCACCAAGACGGCGCACAACCTGAAAGCGGCTGACATCATCGCTGTCAATATGTGCTCTGACGTTGCGCCAAAGGCGCTGACGACGACGACGGCGACGCTGTGGACTGTGGCCTCTGCGCCAACTGCGGACACATTCACTGTAACCGTCACCAACTCAGGGCAGACTTCTGGGCAGAATCTGAGGTACTACCCGACGATGGCCGGCACCCTTGTCACTTTCGCGGCGGGGGCGGCGGCCAATGGCGTGTACATCCAAAGATGCTACACGCCGCACCTGCGTACCGGGGTTCTTAGCGGGATGGACAACTCGTCGAAGAACGTCTATCTGGAGGATGTCTGGGGGAGCGAGTGGGGTGTGCAACTCAACCCGCTGCTTAACTCTTTCATTAGGCAACTCCAGTCAACCCCCGCACTGACGGCTCAGGTGTCGTGTTACGGTACGCACTTTATTGACTATTACACGACAGCGGCGGGAGGTTCGGTAGCCTCTGCCTCGTGGTCTCGTTCGACGACCGTATGTACCGTAACGGCAACCAACCACGGGCTGCGGGTTGGCGGTCAGGTACTGGTCACCGTCACGTCCGACGCGGCTGCGGTAATCCTCGGCATCAAAACGATCACGCAGATTACCGCTGTGGCTTCCCCTGTTGATGTTGGCAACACTTTTCAGTTCACATGCCTGAACGCAGGGTCGGCTTCAGGGACGCTGACGTACATTCCGTTGAATGGCCGGGTCGCCATTCAGATGAACGAGCCGACGACGGAAACGACGAATCAGGTCACGTTGTCAGGAGGGGCGGCGTTTACCTCTGCTGGCACCCTTTACATGCCGACGATCAATCAGTATGCCATCTTTACTGCGGACAAGAATGTGCGTGGGCACGGAGCGTTTCCGATTGCCGAAGCAGTCATGGCAGGCGGCACGATTGGCAACTACGACATCACGTACAGCATTGACGGTGGGAGCACCTGGTACAACCTGTACTACCCGAGGGCTGGCGGGTCCGGCACGTCAGGGCAGTTCACGTTTACGGTAACCAACGCAACAGGGGTTGCCGTTGGCGACTACGTATGGGGCACCAACATCGGCTATAACGCCAAGGTGACCAACGTCAGCAGCAACACGGTAACCGTTGATGTCGCCAACATCGGTACAGTTTCCGGAGTCATCAGGTTCAACCACCTGCCGTCATCCACGGTTGCCGACGCTTCCGCAGGGTTCCCGTTGAAAGTAAAAATTCTGACGAGCACCGCCAACGCGACGGCGATCTCTTCCTTGTATTTCTTTACCAACTCGACGACGACCAACAGGGCGGCGACGTACCCCCTGGACAATGTCCCTGTCACAATCACAGTAAAGGATGCAGCAACAGGGGCGGTAGTGCAGAATGCCCGTGTCCGTATCCTGACCGATGTTGGCAGCAACCTCGTCCTTGAAGGTTTGACCAACGCTTCGGGGGTTCTTACAGGCACGACGGAATACGCTGACAACGCCGTTACCGGAACGGTTAGGCGAGCAACGGGTGCCGTAGGCATCCGCTACAAGCCGGGGTCGATTTCTGGTGCGACGACGAGCGCCGGCTTCTCTGCAACCGTCCTGTTGATTTCCGACGAATGATCTCCATGTTCAAAAAGTCTTCAGGTGTTTACGTTATCACTAACACGGAGAACGGAAAATGTTATGTCGGTAGCGCAATTAATTTTTCTAAAAGATGGGCAGTTCACAGGCACCAACTTAAGAAAAACAAGCATGGTAATAAACACCTACAAGCATCTTGGAATAAATATGGTGCTCATTGTTTTTTATTTGAGGTGGCCCTATTATGCGCCTGCAAAGATTTGTTGTTTTACGAACAACTTCTTATTGATGTGTTTATCCCAGAGTACAACAAACGGGCTACTGCCTCGTCTAACTTAGGGTTGAGGCCGACTTTAGAGTCACGCAAGAAAATGTCTGAGTTTCAAAAGACGCGACGCCACTCTGAGGAGACAAAGGCTAAGCTATCATCTTTAAAGACAGGACTCAAGCACACCCCGGAGTCAAAAGAAAAAATGAGGCGCGCACACCTTGGAAAGACCAGCCCAAGGAAAGGAATGACGCTTTCTCCGGAAACTATTGCTAAGATGAGCGCGGCACTAAAAGGGCGTAAAAGCCCGAGGGCGCGGCCTGTTGAGATAGATGGTGTTATTTATGAGTCAGCAGCACAGGCAGAGAGGGAGATTGGGGTAAGGACAGGCACACTGACTTCCATGTTATGCGGGTATATTAGAAATAAACTTAATGTTAGGTATGCACAGTGCTCGACATAGACCACGCCTCTTTTGTTATCTCGATCCCGAAGGCGGACACCACCTTCGTCGAGACCAACGCGCTCACCGGCTACGAGGTTCGCAGCTACGACGAATACGCACTGATGCGAGAACTAGCGAGCTACTTGGACAGCGAGGCTGGCGCTACGTTGCCGGTAGCCTTCAGCCACAACACTAGCGTCACTATCTCGGGTGTCGTCTACGCCCGCGCCTTGCTGATCCTTGCCCCCTACACCGTGGTCTTCGAGGCTGGGACGTATCAGGTCAAGCTGGTCGGCGGCACCAACAACAACCTGCTCGATGTGCTTAACCCAAATGGCGTCTCCGTCATTCCCGCCAACTCGGCGGGCTTGCAAACGGTCAATACGGCGGGCGGAAGTGGAGCAACGGCTGCCGAAGTCTGGTCCTACGGTACTCGCTCCCTGACTACGGCGTTCCCGGATGTGCCGACAGCGGAAGAGAATGCGGCAGCGGCATGGGCACACACGCCGCGCGCCTTGACGGCAGCCATACCCACCGCTGAAGAGAACGCTGCAGCCACCATCGCCGCCTTGATCGAAGGCGGACTAAGTGTGCGCGACGTACTCCGTCTCGTCCTCGCCGTCACAGCGGGAGACGCCACCGGCCTTGAAGGCACCACCATGAAGTTCAAGAGCATGGACGGCACCAAGGATCGCGTCGAAGCGACCTACGCTGCGGGCGACCGTACTGTCACCGCACGGGATGTGTCATGAGTTACTTCGGCAAACATCTAGGCCGTAGTCACGGTTTCTGGTTTGGGACTCTCGACGTCGTTGCTCAGGTTCGACACTACATTTTGAGAATCCAGTCGCATGTCCGAAAAACCGTTGTGCTCGCATCGAGGCTATTTTGATGGAAGTGATTACTGTTTCCTCCATGTTGACGACGACCGCCACGCTCGACTCTGTACTGCGCGTGTCGCTTTCTCTTGCGTCCATGCCCAGCACGACCCTGACAGAGACGAGCACCCTGACCAAAACCTTGGTAACCAATTCGAGAATTGATCTGGAGGATGTATGAGCATCATCTATAAGAACGACATCGGTACTGAGTTGATCCTCGACTGCGGCGTCGACGTTTCGACAGCCACCGTCCGTAAGGTTCGCGTAAGGAACCCATTCGGCGGGGTCAAGGAATTCAGCGCGGTCGCCAATACCAGTAATACCATCAAGTACGTGTTGGTCGATGGGGATTTCAACGTCGCTGGCAACTGGCAAGTGCAGGCTTACATCGAGATGCCGGGGTGGAAAGGGCGCGGAGAGTGGGCTACGGTAGAAGTCAAGGATTGACACTTGCACAAACTAAGAACTATATGGTATAAGCGCCCCAAGAACGGAGAATGCGAATGAGTACCAAGAACACCTTCCCTGAAGTGCTGTGGGCTGGCACCGAGCATAGCCTCGCGCTGGCGATGGAAGCTCACGACCGCATGATGGCGGGCGCCTTCAGCGACGACGAGGAAGACGATGACGACGAAGTCCCGTTCAACTACTCCGTGCAGGGCGACGTCGGCATCATTGCCATCAAGGGTTCCCTGACCAACCGCGATGTCTGGTACAACCGCTACCTCGGTGTCACCAGCTACGCCGACATCCGCAAGGCGCTGATGTACGCAGCCAGTTCCGACGTCAAGGCCATCGTCCTCGACATCGACTCGGGCGGCGGCGCAGTGAGCGGCGTTGCGGACGCCGGCAACCTGATCAAACTGATTGACCAGAGCGTCAAGCCGATCTACTCGTTTACCGATGGCGCGATGTGCTCCGCCGCCTACTGGCTTGGCTGCTCCGCCCGCGAAGTTTATTCCAGCAACGTCTCGACTGTCGGTTCCATCGGCGTCATCGCTACGCACATGGAGTACAGCAAAGCACTCAAGGAAGCCGGCGTCGGCGTCACCATCGTCCGTGCCGGTGAGTACAAGGCGCTGGCGAACTCGCTCGAACCTTTGTCCGATAAGGCCAAGACGCAACTGCAGAACCAACTCAACTTGGCCTATCAGGTTTTCATCGAGCACGTCGCCGATTGTCGTCATACGACGGTCAATCTGTGCGACGCCAACATGGCACAGGGGCGCGAGTTCTTCGGCAAGGAAGCCTTGGCTGCCGGTCTGGTGGATGGCATCGAAACCTTCGACTCGATGATGAGCAAGGTCGAGATGAAACTTCTTGACATTGAGAAGCATTCCAATAACAATTTGGGAAATTACCAACGAGGTATTGACATGGGCAAGAAAGCTTTGACTGAAACCGACATCGCCGCACTGGCCGCTGGCGTCGACCTCGACGCCGCCGCTGACCCGGTCGTTGAAGGGAATGAGTTTACTACCGAGGCTGCTTCTACCGAGACCGAGGCTGTCGAAACGACGGCGGAAGTGACGGAAACGGAAGAAAAGAAGCATGACAACCAAGCCTCGGTTGTTTCCTTCCTGCAAGCGCAGGTGAAGGAGAAGGATACCGAGATTCTTAACCTCAGCATCGAGGTCAAGGGTTTCAAGGACAAGGTTGCCTCAATCGAGGCAACGCACAACGGCCTGACCGACGTCGTTCGGAAGGCCGTTGCTGGAATGAAGGTTCGGATGGGCGCTTCCAACGTCGATCTTTCCGCGCTGTCGGCTCAGGAACTCCTGGCTGACTACGCGGCGACGTCTGAGGCTTTCCTGAAGACGTTCAAAGCTGGCGGTGTCGCTGCGGTAGATGCAGCCAGCGCCGAAGTTCAATC